GAGGATTACAGGAAGAAGCAAACGAGATCGCTAACCAACGCTTAGACAACGTCAAGTTTGTGCTGAACAAGCGATGGTTTGCAAAGCGAGGCAAGAATGTCGACTTGGCGAGTCTGGTGCGAAACGTGCCTGGTGGTATTACTTTACTTGATGATCCTGACGGTGACGTTAAGGAAGTAACGTGGCCTGACGTAACCCAGTCCAGCTACCTAGAGCAAGACCGCATCGACAGCGACTTTAGCGATCTAGCCGGTAACTTCGACCCGATGCAAGTGTCGGGCATGAAAGTAGGCCAAGCCAGTACCGCCACCATGCGGATGCTGCAAGGCCCAAGCAACCTACTCACCGAGTATATGCTTAAGACGTTCACCGAAACGTTTGTGCAGCCGGTGCTTAGGCACCTAATTTTGCTCGAACAGCATTATGAAACCGATGAGGTGGTGCTTGGCGTGGCAGGCCAGAAGGCTAAGGCCATGATGCGCTTTGGCGTATCCGAGGTGCAGGACTCAATGCTCGATCACGAGCTGACGTGTACCGTAAACGTAGGCATGGGCGCCACGGATCCGGTCGCAAAGCTGCAACGGTTTATCTACGGCATCCAATCCTTTGCGGCTATTGCCAAGATGCCACCGGCCGGCATTAACCTTGAGGAGATTGCTAAAGAAATCTTTGGGCTGTCTGGCTACCAAGACGGCGACCGATTCTTCAACGGTCAGGATCCCGACAAGGTTCACGCTCAGCAGGTCATTACCGCGATGGCGCAGAAGCTCAAGGAAGTTACCAGCAAGGTGCGCGAGAAAGAACAGACGCAAGTGGTCAGGCTGCAAGTCGCACGCGAGGCCAATGCGACGAAACTACTGGCTACCGCTATGCAGCATGACAACGGCAATCGGCAGTTATTAGCGCAACACTTGATGGAATTGGAAAAGACTCAAGTGCCGCCAACGATGGCTGCTGAAGCGCAGGCGCCCGGACAACCGCCACAAGGGATGCCTGTTGCGCGACCGGCACCACCGCCGGGTATGGGGGCAGGTGCGCCAGCAGCAGGTGGTCAGCCAACGGCAACACCGGCACCACCACCGGGAGTAGGGGCAGGTCTTTAACGGCAACTGAGGGGACGTATGAGATTAGATCCAGAAGATCCCAAGGTGCGATGGGCTACCTTTGGGAGACAGGTCGAGGACTTTCTGACTGGGGATATAGGGGATTACCTATTGAGATTGGCTAGTGCCGAGGAGCAGGAAGCGATGGAGCTTCTCAAGACGGTCAGTCCGTGGCGCAAACGGCGTATCCAAGAGCTTCAGAATCAGGCGTGGGTGGCTGGCAAGATCCAGCAGTGGTTAGGCGATGCAATAGCAAGCGGCCATGCCGCTATGGAACAAATTAAGGGAGACGTAGAATGAGCGACGAGAACACCAGCAACACAGCACTAGACCTTCTGGCCAGGCAGAACAACGAACGGCTGAACCGCCGTAACATGATTGCTGACTCGGCAGATGAGTTCCGATCGGCTGACATGGATGACATCGACGGTGGTCGGCCGGTGAACGATGACCGTGAAGATGAAGATGACGGCACGGTGACGCAGCAGGCCGAGCCTGAGCACCCTAAGCACAAGATTAAGGTCAACGGCAAAGAGATTGAGCTGTCCTACGAGGAATTGGTGCAACGCGCTCAAAAAGTGGAGTCCGCTGACGAATACTTGCGACACGCTTCCGAATCTGTTAAAAATGCAACTAAGTTGGCTCTATCCACGCAGGACGAGCCAAGGCAGTTAGACGAAGATGATTTGGCCTTAGCCCGGGCAATACAAATGGGCAGTGAAGATGAGGCGGTACAGGCAATCCGCAAGATCAAGTCGCGGCCATCCGAGGTAACACCGGACGCCGTGGCGAGAGTTGTCGACGAGCGTCTGTCGTTTCAGCGTGCGGCTGAATGGTTTAACAACGAGTACAAGGAGCTGCTGGCCGATCCTAACCTGAAGAAGCTAGTCCTAGACCGTGATGCTGAGTTAGCCCAACTGGAGCCAAACACAGCGTACATGGATCGCTTAAAGCGAGTCGGGGACGAGATTAGGGGTTGGAATGGGCAGCGAGCAGGTACTCCGAAGGTAGACAAGGCGGCACGCAAGGCTCAAATGGCATCGGTTCCTTCTGGCGCAGCGCGTCAAAACACCGGAGCTACTGAGGAGTCTGACGATAGTCCTGAGAGCGTTATAGCAATGATGGCTAAATCTCGGGGCCAAGCTCGATCCGTACAACATTGATCTTTTGGAGATAACCACATGGCAGGTCAAGTCTGGGCTGTAAACAGCCTCGGTGGCTACTTGTATAGCCGCCAACTTTCCAACGTGCTGCGTATGACTGTGCAGCCTTTGGTCAAATTCCGTCAGTTTGCTGACGTTCACGATATTTCACAGCAGGGCAAGAAAAAGGGCGATTCCTTCACTTGGGACGTTGTTTCTGACGTTGCAACGGCTGGTGCGGTTCTTATTGAAACCAACACCATGCCTGAGACAAACATCACGATCACCCAGGGCACCCTGACGATCACTGAAGCCGGCAACTCGGTGCCTTACTCGGGCAAGTTGGACAATCTGTCCAAGTTCCCAGTTGAGGACATCATCAAGAAGGCCATGAAGAATGACGCTGTTAAGTCATTTGACCGCCTTGCTTGGGCGCAGTTCAACCAGACGCTTCTGCGTGCGATTCCAACCGGCGGTACGGCTACCGCTGCTGTGACTTTGTACACAAACGGCACGGTGACTGGCACCAACTCGATTGCGTACAACAACGGTCACGCTAAGTCGATTGTTGACCAGATGAAAGAGCGCAATATCCCAGCGTATATCGCTGACGACTATTACGCGATTGCATGGCCAACGACGCTCCGTACCTTCAAGAATAACCTTGAGACAATTCACCAGTATTCAGACACAGGTTTTAACCTGATTATGAATGGTGAAATCGGTCGCTATGAGAACGTCCGCTACATCGAGCAGACCAACATTGCGAAGGGTACCGGCACAGACGGCGTGACTCAGACCACATGGACGAACAGTCAATCTGACTGGATCTTCTTCTTTGGTAATGACACGGTTGCTGAGGCCATTGCGGTGCCAGAGGAAATGCGCGGTAAGATCCCAACTGACTACGGTCGGTCAAAGGGTATCGCCTGGTATTACCTTGGCGGTTTTGGAATTGTCCACACGCTTGCGGTGAATACTCGCATCGTCAAGTGGGACTCGCAAGCTTAAGGAGCTAATGCTATGTCACTGACTTCTGTACTTAAGAATGCCGCCTACGACAACGCTGCGTATGTCGCTCGCGGTAACTTCACTGGAATCATGACTGCCGGTTCAGGCGGCGTATCCACGAAGTTTGTAGCCCACGCCAACCTGTTGTTGTTCGGGCTTAATGCCTACACAACGACGGCTGGTACATCTACCTACACCGCTACGCAGTACTACAACGGTGGTACCAACAGCGCGACCGTCCATGTTGCTGCTACTCAGCTTTCGCTGATTCGCATCACCAATACGGCTGCGGCAGGTGCGGCTCCATCGCTGTCGACATCGACTGTTGGCCCGTTCTACATCGACCAGTACTACACGAACGGAACCGCCACCGGCGGCGTCGGCGCGTATGCTCAGGTCGCTCTGAACACCAACACCGGCACGGCAGGATTGAACGGCCTGGCAATTAACCAAGGCGATCAGATTTATGTTGTTAACGGTACCGATGCGTCGGCTGTTAACTTGATAAACATCGACTTCCAAGTGCAACCACTCGCTAACGTGATTGCTTAAGGAGTAATTTATGGCTGAGTTAAAGATAAAGGGCATGGAAACGGAGACGCCACAAGCTGCTAAGGACGGTCTGGCAACAGCCGTTTATGGCGGTGACGCTCCTGACGCCCGTGATGTCATCAAGTCCGTCAATGCTCGGGCGCAGAAGCGCCATGAGATGAAGGGCGACATGGTGGCTGACTATAACGTGTTGCCGGATTCGTCAAAGACCGTCAATAACGAACTAGTCGGCGTTAAGGATAGTGGCTACTTGGTCAAGAAGGGTTTGGAGTTTGGCGTCAATGCCAACTACAACAGCCTTCCACCCGGCACCGACATCGAGGATCAGGAAAACGCTGACATCCGTAAGATGGAATTGCACGAGTACAAGGGCGGCCTTGGCTATTCCGGCGACGGCTGGGTTTAAGGTTTAGGAGACACCCATGGGTAAGATTGTCCAAGAGAAATTCCAAGTTAATTACAAGGATGTCCCCGAGGACAATGTATGGGTGTCCGATAAATCTGCGAGAGTAAAGAAAGGTACACCGGGTCGGGAAGGCCTGCCCGGTGGTGACCGAGACAGCAAGTTTGTAAACAATGCTGTGTTCTTCAATAGCTTGCCACCAGGCACTGATATGGAAGATCAGGAAATGACCGATCAGCGCGTGTTCAATATGTCGATTAACGGCAACATGGCTCAAGGCCGAAATGCCGGTGATCTGACCAACAACGAAGTCACGGCTGACAGTTTGCGTAAAGGTTTCTCAAAGAAGAAACTGTTGCAGACGGATGACGAATACACACGCGAACACAATGACCCGTTTTACGACGACGTAGGTGGGTTTATCGAGCGTAACAATATGCTCGACAGGATTTAAGCATGGCTATGACACCAGTTTGTCCCGGCAATTCGGCACCACTAGCCGTATGCAATATTGATCCCGGCTCAGGAATCATTTATAGCCCCGGTTGCGCTAATTATACCTATGTCAACACGACCGGCACGACCACGCTAAAGACGACTGGCGGTGTGTATTACGGGTTGAATTGTATAGCCGTTGGCACTACTTGGACGGCAACGCCATACGACATTAACGTGACTGGCACGACCACCACAACCAACAACCTGACAGCTCAGATCACAGCGGCGGCGGTTGGCTTTCAAGGCGTACCCGGTCCAGGCGGTACTGGCGTGCGTTTCACCGGATCTCTAGTCGTTGTGACTAGCGGTACACCGGGTGGCTGGAATGTCCTTTGGGACTGACCGATAATCCTGTTTAGCGCGTCTTTGTAAGGAAAACGCGATGTCATATGATTTACCCGTAAAGCGCAGTCAACAAGCAGGCAGCGCTTTCACTGTTGCGACTCTGCCAACAGCAACTCAAATGCTAGCCGAGCCTATCGGTATGTTGGCCTACACCACGGACGGTGGTCTGTACGCTTGGAACGGCACCAGTTGGACTAAATCGCTTGTCAATACGTTAGTGACAGCTTTCCTTAGTAGCGGAACCTACACGCCATCTTTCGGTGCTATTTCCGCAAAAGTGATTGTCTGTGGTGCCGGTGGTGGCGGCGGTAGCGGTGGCTACAATGGAGCTGCATTCCCTTCACCCGGCGGTGGCGGCGGTGGCGGCGCTTATGTTGAGGCGTGGTTTCCCATTGCTCAATTAGGATCTAGCGTTGCAGTTACCGTTGGATCCGGTGGTACAGGCGGCGCTTCTGTGCCAATAGGAGCTGCGGCGGCAGGCAATGATGGAACCAACGGCGGCGCTTCGCAATTTGGCTCATTCATAATCGCCAGTGGTGGCGGTGGCGGCGGTGGCGGTCAAACCGATCTAACTGTTGCTGGCAACGGATCAGGTGGCGGTGCCGGTGGAAGCCTTGGCGCAAACGGACTTATTGGGGCAACTGGATCAACCAACGGCACTAGTTCGACAGGCAATACGACGTTAAATGGTTACAGCAATAGCAACGGTCTTGCTAGTTGCGTAGTGGTTTATTGCGGCAGTCCCGGTGGCGGTTATTACACTTCCGGCGGTGGAACACCAACTGTTGTTGCTTGTGTTGGCGCAACTCAATATGCCTATGCTCCTAGTGGCGGTGGTTGTGGTGGCGGTAGCAACGGTCGTGGCGCCGCTGGTGGCATATTATCGGCGACCGGCGTATCGGCGGCTGGTGGTTATACCAACGCCGCACAAAATGGTAGTGCCGCAACAACGTATTCACCGGGCGGTGGTGGCGGTGGCGGTGGATACCGAAGCGGTGCTGTCAAAGCGGCTGGCAACGGTATTCAAGGCGGTGGCGGTGGCGGCGGTGTGGGAATCCAGAGCGTTGCTTCTGGCGCAGGTGGTACTGGCGGTAGCGGATTTGTGTACATCGTGGAGTACTTCTGATGAACAGGTATGCTGTTATCAATAGCGCGAACATTGTTGTCAATATGGTGCTATGGGATGGAACTACCGATTGGACACCAGGCAACGACGCTGACGGCAATCCTTTGACGGTGGTGCCAGACACCGATCCACCTACTGCAAACAATGGTTTGCTATATTCAAATGGTCAGTTTGTGACTTCGCCCATTTAAGATTGAAAACGCTTACACTTAGACGGCTACCAAAATTAGACCGATCTCAGCCATACGGCACGGTCTACGGCGACGGTAGGGTTTTATTTGAACAAAACGGGGTAGTTTTCGGATCGGACGGCAATCCCGTACCACCACAAGGAACCGAAAATGGTTTGGGACATCAACGGACGGCAGGGCAACGAGTCAGCAAAGATTAGATGGGAGTTAGTCCCATATACTCGCGGTAGGGGAATAGACGTAGGATGTGGGCCTTATAAAGCCTTTGACCATTTCATCGGTCTAGACAACGGACACCATCAGGTGTTCGGTCACAGCATCAAGCCAGACGTTAAAATTGAGACAGCCGAGAAGCTCGAATTCTTTGCTAATAGCAGTCTGGACTTTGTATTCAGCAGCCACCTGCTCGAGCATATCCCACCGGGCGAGCCGTGCATTGTCACCCTCAAAGAGTGGTGGCGCACCCTGAAGATCGGCGGCTATCTATGCCTATATGTTCCAGCCGATGATTTATATCCCAAAGTGGGAGAACACGGCGCGAACCCTGACCACAAGTGGAACGTCAACTATGACGCCATCCTTGAGCTGATGGAGAAGGTCGGCAACTGGGACATGGTGGAATACCAGAAACGGGATCAAGACGACGAGTACAGCCTGTTTTTTGTGTTCAAAAAGGTAGGTAAAGGGCTGCATTTCAGTTGGCGAAACGAGAAACCTAAGAAAACGGTCGCTGTCGTGCGCTACGGCGCGTTTGGAGACCTGCTACAAGCCTCAAGTGTGTTTGCCGGACTCAAGGCACAGGGGCATCACGTAACCCTTTATACGAGTCCACCGGGGCACGAGGTGATTATCAAGGATCCGAACGTAGATCAGATCATATTGCAGGACAAAGATCAGGTGCCTAACCACGAATTAGGCAACTTTTGGGCGTACATTGCCAAAAAATACGACAAATTCATCAATTTAAGCGAGTCAGTAGAGGGTTCTCTGCTTGCAATGCCTGGCAGGACGCTTCATGCGTGGCCACCAAAGCTGCGTCATGAGCTGCTAGACCACAATTACCTTGAAGTTCAGCACAAATTGGCCGAAGTGCCGCATAAACCGCAGGTTAAGTTCTATACATCGCTTGAAGAACGCGAGTGGGCTGAGAAAGAAGCCCGAAAAATGACCAAAGACGGCCCGATTATCGTCTGGTCACTGGCCGGATCCTCGGTACACAAGACTTGGCCGTATCTCGATGAGGTGGTGGCCAAGATCATGCTCGACTTTAAGGATGCTCACATCGTCATGGTCGGTGGGCCAGAGTCAGCCTTGCTTGAAGCCGGATGGGAGAACGAGCCTCGGGTACATATGCGCTGTGGCAAATGGACTATCCGCGAAACGATGTCATTCTTGGACCAGGCTGATCTAGTGATTGGGCCTGAGACGGGCGTACTCAATGCTGCGGCTAATATGCAAGTGCCTAAAGTTGTATTTTTGTCACATAGCACGCCACAGAACCTAACGAGAGACTGGGTTAGTACGGTATCCTTGGTGTCTCGCAACACAACGTGCCCCGGTCGTGGTAATAACGAGGTCACGGCTTGCCATCAGCTCCACTACGGTTGGACGCATTGCAAGCGTGGCGAGAAAACAGGCGTAGCTCAGTGCCAAGAGGATATTCCCGGCACAACGGCCTACGAGCCCATTAAGCATTACATCAAAGAGTTTTATAAGCGCAAGGCGGCAGCATGAGTACCAGCGGCACATACAGTTTCACAGTCACAAGGGACGACATTATCCGTGACGCCATGCTCAACATCGGGCGTCTTGGACAGACTGAAACGCCAACGGCTCAGGAAGTAACCGACTGCTCCCGTAAACTGAACATGATGGTGAAGCAGTGGATGGCGCAGTACGACTTTGCGCCCGGCCTCAAAATGTGGACTCGGGTGCATCAGGATCTGTTCCTCAGCAGCAGCCAGTATCAGTACGCTCTTGGCCCGACTGGGGATCAATGGGCGGCTGGCGTGGCGACTAGCACCACAGCCAATTATCAGCAGAACCAACTGACGGCGGTCACGGCGTCCGGCTCTGCCGTGTTGACCGTAGGATCGGCTAACGTGGCTGAGTACACCGTAGGCGATTATCTGGTAGTACAACTTGATTCTGGCGATACGTTTACGAGCAAGGTGCTGAGCATAGGCGCGTCGACAATTACGATGACGAGCAACATTACATCGCAGGCGTCTACGGGTAACTACGTATTCAATTACACGACTAAAGGGCAGCGCCCACTTCAGATTACAACCGCTATCTTGCGTGACATCAATAACAACGACACGCCGTTAGACTTCATGACCTTGGAAACCTACGAGGCGTTACCGAATAAGACCTACACCGGCTATCTAACCGACCCGACCGCCATTTATTACGAGGCGCAGATACCTAATGGTCAGTTATATATCGACTGTGCAGGAGCTCAGGACGTTACCAAGCACATTCACATCGTCGGCTTCAACCCGATCATGGACTTTAATAACCCGACCGATAACCCTGAGTATCCGCAAGAGTGGTATATGGCATTGTGCTGGGGACTGTCTAAGCAGATTGCCCCCATGTTCAACGTGCCGTTTACGCCTGACATGGAAAAGAATTACCTAGAGGCGGTGGCGATGGCTCGACAGGCCAATGCTGAAACGACTCAGATTTACTTTATGCCTAGCAGCGCAAGCCCGTATCAGCCATGAAAATTGCGCCACTTTTTGGGAACGGCATTGCCGGCAGAAGCCTGCCACTCACCGCGCAACGGCGGCTTAATGTTTATGTTGAGAACCGCATTGACGGCGATAAAACAAAAGTGGCGTTTATTGGTACACCGGGCTTGGTCTATCAGTTCGCACTTCCAAACACCGCCCGATGCTTATTTGGAAGCAGTACCACCCTTTATGCCGTTGCAGGCCAGTCTTTTTATGCTCTTTCTCCATCGGGTAGCACGCTATTTACGGGGCAAATAAACACCTACTCAGGCCATGTTGAGATGTCATCAAGCCCGACGCAGGTCATGGTGGTCGATGGCGTTAATGGATGGATCTACTCAAGTGGCAGCTTCACGCAGATCAACAGTCCCGGCTTTCCGGCTGGCGCCAAGACAACGACCTTTGTAGGCGGCTACTTTGTGGCTGAACAGCCTGGCACACAACAATTTTGGGTGAGTAATTCCTATGATGGCACGACTTGGAACGCGCTTGCTTTTGCTAGTGCTTCTCAGTATCCAGATACTTTGGTGGCGGTGGACTCGCTTACAGGAAACCTAATACTGTTCTCTGAGCTTCACACCGAATTCTGGCAAAACGTCGGCGCTACGCCTGAGCCATTTCAGCCGATCTTGGCAGCCACCACCGAGTTCGGTCTGGCCGCCATCGGATCACGCGCTCACCTAGCCAATTCCATTTTCTTCTTAGCGCAAAACCCACAAGGCTCTATTCAAGTCGCGGTGGTCAACGGCTACCAGATTCAAGTGGTATCAACGCCTGACCTTGATTACATCATGTCGCAGTTCACTCGAACGGATGACGCCATCGGCATCGGCTATCAGATTGACAACCATGCCATGTATCAGATCACGTTTCCGACCGACAACCGCACGTTCCTATATGACATGAGTACCGGCATTTGGAGCGAGATGCAGACTGGTCTAACGCAAAACTACGCCACCAGACATTTAGCGAATTACTGCGCTCAGGTCGGCGGCGTTACCTACGTTTCGGATTACCAAAACGGCAACATCTACTGGTTCGATGAGAACACGTTTACCGACAACGGCACGCCAATCTTGAGGCAATTGACCACACGGCACGCTTCAACTAACTTCAACGTGTTTGCCATTGACGAGCTGTACTTTGACATGGATACCGGCGTCGGCCTGCAATCAGGGCAGGGTAGCGACCCACAGATTATGATTGCCTGCTCAAAGGACAACGGCAGGACGTACAGCACAGACCGCTATATGAGCCTTGGGCCGGTAGGCAGTTACCTGACTAGGGTCATTACACGCCAATGGGGATCAGCTCGTGACTTCGTATTCCGTATCCAAATGACCGATCCGGTCAAATTCATATTGAACGAAGGTGCGGTTACGATGCGTGAGAAGCCACAGTGAGCAGTCCGCTGCCGCCGGTACCAGGGCCGTTATCTACCGATAAGCAAGGTCGCCTAACCCCACCGTGGCAAGCATGGTTTCTTCAGCTATATAACTACCTATCGTCACCGGCATCTGGCGGCGGCGGTATCGTTCCAAACACCCGAAACGTCAACACGACAGCCCCCCTGACCGGCGGCGGCAATTTGGGCGCCGATTTAACGCTTGGCGTTAATACCTTTGGCTCAACGAATTCTGGCGTAGTCCCTGCGTCTGGTGGCAGCTCTAGCACGTTCCTAGCAGGCGATGGCACATGGCAGGTAGTCAGTGCTGCAACCGGCCCAGCAGGGCCAGCAGGGGCGCAAGGATCACCCGGCGTCGCTACCTACCTTGAAGGCGACATTGGTGAGCAAGGCGATCTAGGGCCACCCGGCCCACCGGGGCCACAAGGTAATCCGGGCGTAGGTGTTCAAGGCCCAGCAGGGCCTGCCGTATTTCTAGAAGCTGAAATGATTGAGGGCGATCTTGGCCCACCCGGTATTCAAGGTATTCAAGGTATTCAAGGCGCCGTAGGAGCCAACGGGCCACCCGGCCCTGCGATATTCCTCGAAGCCGAGATGGTCGAAGGCGATATTGGCCCACCGGGATTAAACGGTACAAACGGAGCCAATGGCGTTACCGGCTCACCTGGTCCTGCTGGGCCTGCAATCTTTCTTGAAGCCGAGATGGTTGAGGGAGACATTGGGCCACCGGGCGTATTCCCGTCTAACCCAAACATCGGTAACGCCACCGGATCGTCGCTAACCATTACAGGTCAGTTATTGGTAGGCACGGCGGTCACAAGTAGCGGTCAAATTTATTTAGTGCCAACAACCGCACTCCAATATCAGTTTTTCATGCAAGGTACAAATACCTTTGCTGGCAATCCTTATGGGATGTATATAAACCCAAACATCAACGGAACATCGGCAACGACCACAATGTATGGTCTTGTTGTAACTCCTATTTTTGCCCCACAAACGTCTGCGGCTGTTACCCAACAATATGCAGTAATAGGCAACCCATACCAAAATAGTTCTGTTCAACCAACAAACATGACGGCATTTAGGGCGTTTACAACGCTATCAGCCAATGCTTTAACTGGAACTATTAGCAGTATTTTTAGTTTTCTTGCTGATTCCCCAAGCATCAATGCTTCTGCCACGGCAAACATTACTAACGCGTATGGCGTTTATTCTCAAAATATAGCCAAAGGCACAGCGCAGACCATAACTAACGCCTACGCTTATTATGGAAACCAAGGCACAACAGGAGCCACAAATAACTGGAACTTGTACATGGCCGGTGCCGCATCAAATTACATGGCGGCGACCACTTACGTTGGATCGACAACGCTGCCAGCTGATTTAACAACTAACACAACTGGTCTAATCGCAGGCGCGCATCAGTCAGCAAGCATGACCGTTTCGGCTCCAACGTCGGGAACGGCCGTCACAATCTTTGCCATACCAGCCAACGCAACTGGCGTCTATTTGATTCAAGCCACACTGAGCGCGGTTATCAACGCACCGGCCTATACCGTTGTCGGCATTTTAGTAACCAATGGCGCATCGTATAAATGGACTAACATTGTGACGGCTACCAACATGACCGTACAAATTAGCGGATCTAACTTGCAGGCCACTCAGTCATCTGGCGCAGCGCAGACTATTACAGCCACGGCTACTCGATTCGCATAAGGATGTCTGTAAATGTTAATATCGCTTTACAACAGTGTCGGAATAGTATCTAACCGACTAACTTATTGATTTTCTAGGAGATAGAGATGGCATCAAACAAAATCCTGCGTATGGGGCCAGTGGCTCTTGGTACGGCAGCGGCTAACATTGTCAACCCACCGACCTTGACCGGCGGTACGGGCTTGGCCGGTACTAACACCAACACCTACTTAGTGATCCGTCACATCCGTATTGTCAACAAGACGGGTTCGGCTGCTACCTGCTCATTCTACGTCGGTGCGACCGGCGCCTCGGCAGCAGGTACGGAATTCCTCGGTACGGCTCTGTCGGTGGCCGCTAACAGCTACGTCGACTGGTACGGTCAGCTCCGTCTTGATCCGGCTGACTTCCTGACCGGACTTGCTGGTACGGCGACTGCGCTGACGTTTGAGGCTGAAGGCGAGATTGGTATTGTTTAATGACTAACGCCGTCGCAAAGCCGTATATATCGGAAGCCATGCTTGATGAAGTAATGGATAAGTTAATCCAGCTTCCTCAAGCGCCGGTTTCCATTACGCATAGTTTTGGGCCGGGCGTTTACATTAGGCAGATGGAAGCCAAAGCAGGGCAGATCATTATTGGTCATCCGCACACCACAGCGCATACCAATATGCTCATCAAGGGCAAGTGCTTGTTTCTCAACCCTGACGGCAGTGTGGTTGCGCTCGAGGCTCCATTGACGTTTGCCGCAGCACCAGGCCAAAAAGTGGCTTACGTCATTGAGGATATGACTTGGGCAAACATTCACGCCACCGACGAGACGAACGTCGACGCGCTTGAAGCCATGTACCTAGACAAAAAGGTGCTGCCCGATCTGCCAAAGATTGGTTATGACGGCAGCGATTACCAGTTGATGCTTAAAGACATTGGCATGAGTGCCGAGCTGGTGCGTGAGATCAGCGAGTTAGATGACGTTATCCCGTGGCCTTATGGCAACTACAAGGTCAAAGTGGGCAAGTCGGACATTGAGGGTCAGGGAATTATTGCCGTGGGCGACATTGCCGAGGGCGAGGTTATTGCGGTGGCAAGGTTAGGCGCCAAGCGCACCCCTGCCGGACGGTTTACTAACCACTCTGGCACGCCTAACGCGAAGATTGTGGATGACATTGATGGCAATGCCTACCTTATTGCTACGAAACCAATAGCGGGCAGTTTAGGCGGTTATAACGGCGAAGAAGTGACGGTCGATTATCGACAAGTATTAGCGGATAAATTGAGGTTAGCAGCATGAGTGGAGCAGCAGCAATCATAACGGCATCTGTAATAAGTGCTGGTGCAACTATATATGCCGGAAACAAAGCCGCTTCTGCAACTACGGACGCTTCTAATGCGGCTATTAAAGAACAGCAGGCAGCA